GAGAACATTGTAGTTGACGGCGTATACACGAAGTTTGCCTGTAGTGTTAGCATGTGCCATGTTAAGAACGGCGTTATCAATTCTTGAGAAATTGCATGTTCCACTTGGTTGGTGTTCTTCGGGTTTGAGGGCAAAGGAGTATACGTGTGGGATACTTCCTGCTTGATCCTCAGCACCGCTGTGGTATTGGTATCTTTGGACTTTAGTGAAGTATTTACCTTCTCTGCGTTTGAAGCGGTCGTGGCCGTTAAGTTGAAGAAGAGCATTGTCGACTGTGATGTCGTCACCACCATTGGCGCGGACATTCCATACAAGTTCTTTTACAGGGTGGTTGAAGCGAAGTTCGTGTTGAGTGCTTGTGCCATTTACTGAGAGTTCGTTGGAGAATTGAACTTGTTCGATGAGGTATTCATGAGATACTTGGGCAAAGCGTCTGCGTTCATCAGTGTCAAGGAATACGTAATCGCACCATACTGAGACTGAATCACCAGCATCAAGAGTGTCGAAGGTTACGTTAAGTTTGACTTCGTGGTATTGAAGAGCAATAAGTGGTAAAGCGAGACCGGGGTTTCTGCAGAACCAGAATTGGAGTGGTAAGTAACTTACACCATTGTCAGTGCCTACTTCTCCAGCAGCTACGGTGAGACCATCATCTAAGAGATCTGATTTGTCACCACCGAGTGAAAGATCAGTCCATACTTGCATCCAGTGACCGTATTGTTTGTCGATGACTTGTCCACCAACTTCAACTTCTACGTTGTCAATAGTTTTCCAGCCATTAGCAGGAGTTACAGCAGCGCCACGTTTGTTGGCAAGCCATACTGATGAAAGTAAATCACCATTTCTTGATACGGTGACTGAGATTTTTGATCCTGAAGCGGCAGAGCCGTTGTAAGTTTGTTCGATTGATTCTACAGCAAAGTTTGTGTGTCTGCGGTATACTACTTTGAAGAAGGTAATCTGAGGATTACCGGTAAGATATATGTCTTGTGCGCCATAGGCTACGAGTTGCATTAATCCACCTCCCATTTTTTATATATTATATGTAAATATTTTATTTTCAATAAAACGTATTAATTATTTAATTAATTATTAATAAATTAAGTAATTAGTATAGTAATTATTAATTATACAAAATATTAAAATTACCATCATTTATCCTGATAATGTTATATTTAACAAGATATAAATTAACTTGTCTATTTGTAATTGAACTTTCTTTAATATCTAGTTCAAAAGCAACATCATTAAATTTTTCAGTTGTCATGAATCCCGATAACTTTTTTTCTAATGGATTAATTGAAAAAGAATAATTATAAATAGGGTTTATTTTATTTTCATCTATCTTGTTATTCGAGTCTACAATAAGTGATGCTGAAGAGTTAAATTTCATGTAACGATTAACCTCATTATAAAAACTTCCAGGTGCATTAGTTATTAATGGATTTCCATTAAATGAGAGAGTAGCACTTTTCAAATCGTTAAGATAATCATGATTAGAATCATTCACACTAACATCTTTAATATTCCACATAAAATATTTGACAAAGTGAGTTTTTGTAACAGATATTTTTTTACTTAGAGCTCCTGTCCCAAGATTAAATTTATCTAAATATTCTGGTATTTCAATTAGATATTCTAATGGTTTATTTCCAAATTGTTCTTTTTCTTCTTGGGACAATTGGGAAAAACTTGTTAATATTTCAATATCTGATATCTCTCTGTTTGTATTATTATAATCTTTGATAGATACGTTAATACCAATATTAGGATTATGTAGTGCCCATAAAGGAAATGAAGAACCAGGATTTTTATGAAACCATAGAGGAATAGGAATTGTTA